TTCACGGTTGACATAGCGGTTCTTCGTCGTGGTAGGCGCAAGCCGTCTGAGAAGCCGCCAGTCGGAAAGAAGAAGGCGAAAGCGTCGAAAAAGCCGGTCAAGCTTACTGCGGAACAGCTCGCACGGAAACGTGAGCACACGCGACAGTGGCGGATGGCCCACCGTGAGCAAGTCTTGGAATGCAACCGCCGATACAAGCTTGCGCATCGTCCGACATTCCACCATTTCAGCCGTGAGGAACAGGCGGCCTACGAACGCAACTACTACCTGCTTCATCCCGAGAAGAGAAAACGGAAGCGGGAGACTGTTTGAGACGTTAATCCAATACCGGTTGCAAGGTTGGGTGCAACCGGTATACTAGACATGTTCCGGCATTAATCGCACGCCTTCGGGCACCGGTGCGGAATCAACATACCATGATTTTGGAAGGCGTGCGATTGGCTGACTGCAAACTGTTGCGTTGCGGGCGTGAACGAGACGATACCAGGCAACTCTGCCCCGAATGTGAACAGCGGCTCCTAGCCGACTTGGAATGGTTCACGAAGAACATCGGATTTTTGGAAACCGACAAGATGAACCGCATCAACAAGAATCATGACGCTGATGGTGGCGGGGGAGGATACTCTGATAATCCACCGTTGAGGGAGCAAGTGTTCGACCTGCTGTATGAGGGAGACGAACGGGATGATAGCGTGTGGGGCACACTATCCGCGTTCGCTAAATGCTTAGGCGTCGAATACCTGAATCACGATCCGTTGAACGTGTTGGCGCAGCGGATAGCCGTGAAGAAAACCAAGCAAGGCGAACCCGCGTGTCTATGCTCAACGGCAACACCCGTGTACGCGCTTGAAATCCGCATCGCCCGCGACAAATGCCAGCGCCTGTTGAATCAAGGCCATACGGTCAGCTTGGGCAATTGCCCCAACACCGACTGCAACATGCCACTATCGGCTGACGAGACGGCAAAGCAAGTCAAATGCCGTGGATGCAGGAACGTTTGGAACATCAACTTTTTGAGGACACTCATGCAAGACAAGATCAAACACAGCACTTACACGGGGACTGCTTCGGACATCAGAAGCAAACTCCAACAGGCTGGATACCTCGTATCCGCGAACACGTTGAAATCATGGGCGCACAGGGGCAAGCTCACCCCGGTACGCAAGGAAGGGCGGCATCCCATCTACCGTATCGCGGACGTGTACATGCTGATGCAGCAAACCACTCCGGTTGACGATATTTGGGGACTCGTTGGAAAGGATGCAAAGTGAAAATCGACCTCTCCAACCCGCCATACGCGGTCAAACTCAATGATCTCGGATTCGCATACTCGCACACCGACCATAAGAAAGGCGTCATCGTCTACACTCGCGCAGACCCCAGATTGGCCGGCTCCAAATGGGTTGACCATTGGGATGACATGGAATGCATCATCGACTTCGAGGATGCGAACTGCATGAAACCATCTTCATTCACGTTCAAGAACCTTCGCAACGGCGTCAGCAAAACCATTCAGGCAAGCAATCTCGCCCTAGTGGAAGAAGTAATCCGATGACCGCCACTATCAGCATCACCGACAAGGGCAAGACCGTCACTTATCACGCGCATCACATGCGCGACGTGATCGAACCCGTCAAAAAATCAGGCATGTTCGGGGAACAATTCGACGTGAAGAAGAAACTCCACACGATCACCTTCTACACGGAGGATTGAATTGAAAATCAACATCGACTGCTCACTAATCCTCCTACTGTTGTCCGGCATGCTGGCACTCCTGAAAATCGGGGGCCAATTCCCATACTCGTGGATATGGGTGCTCGCACCCATTTGGATACCACTACTCGCATTGGCCGGTATCACAATCATCCTGATAATCGCTTGGATTATCGGCGTCATAGGCGTACTCATTCTCGAAAAGTTCGGAGACTAAATGCATATCAGCGGCAAAACCAATAACATCAGTTACGCTCACACGAACGATGGTGGAGCAGACCTCAGAAGCAATGAGGATACGATCATCTGCGCGGGCAGTCAGACACTCGTGCATACGGGCGTGAGACTGGCTATTCCAGCCGGATATGTCGGACTGGTCTGCCCACGCTCAGGCTTGGCGTTGAAACACAACATCACCGTGATGAACGCACCCGGCGTAATCGACGCGAACTATCGTGGCGAAGTCTGCGTAATCCTCCGAAACATGGACGAACAGGCGTTTGAAATCCATGAGGGAGACCGGATAGCGCAAATCGTGTTCCTACCATACGCGCACATGCAATTCGAGCCAGTCAACGAACTGGATTCGACCGAACGTGGCGATAAAGGATTCGGCAGCAGCGGCATCAACTAGAATCACAGAAGGAGACACAATGACGGTACTCGACTTCACCAAGAAAACAACCCCCGTTATAGACAAGCTGATAAAACTCGGATTCCACTACGAAAGCACAGACAAGGCAGAAGCGGAGGGCATACGTAATCCGCCACAGCTGATAACCACATGGGAGAACGTCATGAATGGCGTGATCCTGAAAATCATCAACACAGATGCCGTGTCCTATGACGAAAACGGCGTACTGCATCAAACGCCAACTGAATACGTCACGATAACGGATGATTGCACGAACATCAGCGTCACCATATCGGTCGAAGAGTTCATGGAATTGGAACGGATCACAAACAGCAAAGGCACCACGTTCCCACCGGAAACATCCACGGTATCCTACGAAAGGATACCCGCATGAGAATCTACATCGTCACCGCTGATATCGATAACCACGGGGACATTCCATTCTATGGAAGTTTTGTCAGTGTCATGGGCGTTTACGCCACGCGAGAGCATGCGGTCAAACGTGTGCGCAATCTCAAACGTAGGAAGTTCGCACTCAAACACAAAGAGCTTCACGGAGACAAGGGCGTGTACGTCGAAGAGTTCGAGTTGGACTCCAACTGCCAAAAATTCATCGGAGGCTATTCGGAATGAGCAAACAGGTCATCATCAAGGCTGAACAGTTGAACGCCACGCATTTAGGCAAGAAGGTAACCATTCTGGACGATGGTGAAGCCGTCATGTCAGGAAAACTCAAGGAGTTAAGAACGACGCAATACTCCATGCCGGTGTACAGCAACGATATCGAAGCCGTGCCCAACGGCTATGGGAACATCACCATTGCCCCGAAACTGAATTACGAAACTGTCACCGACATCATCATGCATTTGTCGAATCAGCTCAATGACGATATCAAGGCGACCGTTCATGGTGACACGGAACTGGTAATCGAAGTCAACGAAAAGTAGGGGAGTATGACGGAAAACACCACTGGAAAATCAACGAACGAACTGCTGATGCGCGTGTTGCAAGTCGAATCACCGGAACTGTTCGACGGAAGCGACTATCAGCCGGTACGAGTAGTCGGCTACGATTATTTACCATTCTGCGAAGCGGTCTGCGAAACCTGTGGCGATGACCCCGAAATGCTGACCATCGCATTCGAGACGAAAAGCGGCGAACGTTACAGCGAATACTACGACTATTTTGGACTGCCGAACATTTTGGAAGCATTGGGTAAATGGGATAAGCAGTATGTGATGGATAATGAAATAGGGCGGTGTTAAGGATGAAGTGGTTCACTAGTGACTTGCATTTCGCGCATCCGTTCGTGGCCGCGCTACGCGGATACGCGCTACCCGGATACGCTAAGGATGCATCGATCAAACAACAAGCCGAACATGAGCATAAGCCGCTCAAGAACTGTGTTGACTGGCGGAAGCATGATGCCGACATCATCCGAAGCATCAACACGTATGTTGGCGAGGAAGACGAACTCTGCATCCTCGGAGACATCAGTTCCGGCAGCACGTGGAGCGTCGAACAGGCGATAATGCGCATCCAGAATCTACAGGTTCCACGCAAACGCAGACACTTGATCCTCGGCAACCACGAAATACACAGTTCCAGCCGCACGCTGGAAAAGTTGGCAAGCGTGTTTGTGGAAGTCGGACAAGTCGGACTAACCGACATCACAAGCGGAGACGGAACCCGAACATATCCAGTATTGCTAAGCCACTTCCAATGGCGTGAGGACTTCAAAGAAGCGAAACCAAAATATCAATTCTCAACCAACTGGAACGACCCAAATCTAGCCAAATACGCGATACCATACATGAACAACACTCTGCTCCTGCACGGACACACGCACGCGCATGACCCGCTTGAGTTCGGCAGGCATCAAAATGAGATCAACGTCGGATTAGACGCATGGCGTTTCAAGCCAGTCAACGAAGCCGAATTGTTGGACAACTGGTTGCAAAGCGCGTTAAGCAACGTCTGAGTGGTCTACAATGGCCCTGTTAACAACAAATGCGTTTAGCGAGTGTTCGCCAAACGTTGGAAACCGGCTTCATCATCCTCGGGATACCGGAACCGCGCTTCGATGCCCTGCGCTTCAAGGATCGCTGCTATCTCCCTGCTGCGGGCATTGACGATGGCGTAATCGCCTTGGTCCCGTCCGTAACGGTCGTAGTGTTCTTGCGAACGGTAATAGAGCAGGTCCACGTGGCTGGGCGCGTGTCCTTGCGTTTCAGTCATTTCGTCCACCGCATCCAAAGCGCTTTCAACCGCCTGGATGTGCAAGTCAAGCATATGTCCAAGCCAGGCGCGCACGTCAGCCGGCGCTTCGGCCTCGCCTGGCTTCTCCCACCGCTTGACGCTCAACACCTTGACACCGGCCTTGCTTGCGAGCATCTGCTGGCTGATGCCACAACGTTCCCTCGTCGCACGAAACTGGGCCTTGCCTAATGTTTTCTTCTCCAAAACCTACCCTCCTTGACCTGTCGCCTGTGCATCCGGCACATTCCACGCATCTCCGCAAGACGGTCGCAATCGGGAACACTGCATCGCACGTTATGCTGGCGATAGTATTCCCTCAAGCTGATGCCATGATGCTTGCTCATGTGCGCCGCCAGATTGCCTAGCTTCTCGCCGCAGATTGGACACGGCCAGCCATCAGGGGAATCTCCGGGCGCAAGGTCTTTCTTGCGACGGTAAATCCACTGGTTGTAATGGCGGAAACAGTAGTCTCCGCATTGCGCGACCATCTGACAATTCGGAACCGCGCACTTCCTGCGTAGTTTTTGTGATACCATGATTACCAACCTTCCAAAAGAGGTTCTTCGTTGAGGTTTCATTTGCAAACTCGACTTCAACAAGTTTCCACGAGAGTGGACTTCAAGGGTGGTTGACTACATGCCAGCCACCCTCATTTTTCATGCGCGGAGTCCATTGTTAAGGGCGTTGATGACGGCTTCCTCGCGAGTGCGCCCGCTACCGCAGTTCCCTGGGCGCCCCCACTTGTCGGCGATGGCCCAGAACGTTTTGACAATGACCTCACACCGCCCATAGTCGGCAGGCGAGAATGTCAGACTTATCCGGCTATCGTAATCGTCGTAGTAGTGGTCAACCGGCATTTCGCGCTTCTCCGCAAGACTCATGGCCTCGCGCACGTCCGCGATGGTGGTACCGGTTTCCTTTGCGATTTCCTTGTAGCTTCTCATTTCAGAATCCTTTCTCACTTGTCGTCAACATTGACATCGATAACGAACTGCGCGTAGAAGCGTCCATTCCGATAAATCGGACGCCGGATCTTCGGATTGGTACCGGGATAATCCTCACGCATCACATCCAACGCTCGATTCACGCCAGCGGATATGCCATCATGCGGCATCCGCAATGAATGATGCTCATAACTGCCGCAACTTCCGTTAGCTTTCGTGGTGAACCATTCAAGCGTAGCCATCTGCGTTTCGACATCAGCGTCGAAACGGTCAGCCGTATACGTGAACTCTCTTGCAATCATTTTCAGTCTCCTTGAGTCTGTGAGGATGCCTAGACGCATCCTGTTGGAAATTATTTTTAGAATATTGTTTGCAGCGTGTCAAATCCGGTGTTTCCGAACCGGATTCATGGATAATCCATCATTCCGGCACGTCCACGCTGTCGAAAACCTTGTCATACGCTTTCGTCACGCATTCCAAACCCATGCGATACGCGCTCACGCGATCATGGTCAGACTCCGCCATGCGGCGCTGCCAATCATGCGGGAACGCCACGCTCAACAACGTCTCCCGCACGTCCGGTTTGACAACCTCGATTTTCTGCGGGAACATCGCATCAAAAGTGAGGACACACAAGGCGTAAGCCACCTGCAACGTTCGGTCAGACACGTAGCGGAAAGACTGTTCCGCCACGCGGTCAATCTCTTCCATAGACCACGGAACGGTAGCCGCCAACTTTGCGCACTCTTCCGCATCCTCATAATCCAAGCCGCCATTCATCGAATTGTCCTGAACCGTATCCACCAGGTATTCGTACAGTTCACCGATGATGCCCGCCGTGGAATGGACGAACACAGGCTCAAAATCAATAAAATAACTGCCGAACCACAGGCCGCAGACATGACCGACATAGCCGGTAAGCTCACGTGGCAGCATATTCACGTCAATCATCACAACACCTCGATTTCGTCATTAAGACCCATGAACTCCTGAGTGGTGAACCCGCCATCCTTGACAACGCAGTACAACCAACCCTGGAATCCACCCGATCGCGCATCACGCATTCCACGAATCAAGTCACGCAGCCACGCGTACACAAGATACGTTTTCGACACGGGACGCCAATAACTCTTACGCTCGACCACATCAAAATGGTCATATGCGTACATTTGCTGACCAACGTGAAAATCAGCCCACAATTTCAACGTTTCCATGACACTCACGCCTCCCTCGAATCAACGTCACCGAACAGTTCATACCGCAACTGCGCATCAGCATCGAACATCGCCTTGTACGCATCACCAAGAGACTCATGGAAGACGCCATCCACACGCCAACCTTCGTAGCCCTTGGAATCCAACGAACGGAACTCTCTCAGCGCCTCAAGCATCATCTTGCGCGTCAATCGATAATCCGGCACGCTCCTATGAAAATTACCGTCGAACCGGTCAGCAGCAACGTAAGCGTTACGCGCTTTAGCCGTATCGAACGGGATAACAGTACCAATCGGCTCATGGTCGAAATTGAAAGTGTTGACACCGTAAGGCCAATAAACAGCGTAATAATGACGGGACATGGTAGAATCTCCTTGCAAATGGTTTGGTTGAGTTAATTACTGTTTGCAATGGCCGGACGGTACTAGGCATACCGTCCGGCCAAACTTTTCAGAACAGGCAATCCATATGACGCGGATCAGGCAGATTGTCGGCAGCCGCGTTGATAACCGTGCTGAGATACGCGGTTATCAATGCGGGACGCTTGCCGATCTCCTGTAATACGGCTTGAATGTTCGACTCGATGGACGAATAGCCGGTAGCCTCCAAAGCGGCCTTGACCTGCTGTGCTGTGATGACGACACGTGACATTTCAGGCCACCTCGACAATCTCATGCTGAGAGAGGTACGCGGCCACGGACTCTTCCAACGTTTGGTCACTGCCACGCTGGTAGTAGTCGCGGTACGCAACCACGCCATCGGAATCGCTGTAAGCGACGTATGCGACGCGACGGCCCTTGGAATCACGGAAGCCACGCGGCTTATGCACATATCCACCAAACACGTCAGCCAACTCCTTGACTGACTTGCCACCTGGAATCGTGACCACGCGCGCCTTGACGCCATGCTGCGCAATCACCTTCGGCGTATCCTTGGACGGGACGGGCGGAACTTCGGGAATCTCAACCGTATCAGGCTCAGGCTCGACCGTCTTGCGCGTGAGCTGATCCAGCGCCATGATGAACGCGGCCCCCTCACGGTCGGAACTGACCACATCACCACGGAACCTGTTAAACGCCTTAAGAACAGGCTCGGGATACTCGCCATTGTCGAACTTGGAAGTGGCGAGACGGTACACAGTCGGCTCTTCCTTGGAAAGAAGCGCGTACACGTCGTTGAAATCCTTTACGAAGTCAACAATCGTGTGGCCGTCAAGCTCAGGCATCGGCTTATCGTCAACCGGCTGGACAACCGGCAAATCATCGTAGGTTTCGCACATCTCGGGATGATCGCGCTCGGCCGGTGTGAGGAATGAAATGTCACGGGACACAACCATGCCGCCATCCTCATAAGACAATTCCCAACCATGCTCACGGTCGGCGTCGGACAGGCTCACGCCATGCGCCGTATAATCCCCACAATCAGTGGAAACCATGCAATCGCCACGTTCCACGATCGACGGCACGTCACCAATCTCACTCACCGCCTGAGCATAATCGGAGCCGTTAGGGTCAAGCCACGTGCCACCATCGGCCCGATACGCAGCGGCAACACCACGCACCGCCTGAGCGTTACGGACGCCCGGAATCATCCGCCATGATTCAACACCGGCCTTCATCTCGAAACGCCATACGCTCGGGCTATTGACGGAATCAAAGAACATGAAGACGCTGGACGAATTGACTGCCCACAGGCCGTTAACCTTGTTCGACATTTTAAAACTCCCTTGTATAAAAAACTTGATTATTTGATTGGGCCGTTCAACCGTACGGCCCTGAGCGGTTTCACCATTCCAAAACCTTGCTGCCACTCACAAGCACATATGACGTGCCGGATTGATTGCCGTCAACCGTGCCACGCCACTCGCAAATACGCTCGTGACCGGCATCAGTGCTACCGTCCTCCATGCCGCACTGCGGAATGTTGGACAACTCACGGTAACTCGCTAGGTCGGCTTGGCCGTAATCCTTCGTGGCATAAGTCTCACGCCACCACGTCCACTGCTGCTCAGGCGTGCCATGCGGATCAGCCACCGGCTGATCACTCAACACTGGCGAACAGGCAACACCAAAAGCCAACAGGCCAAACAGGACGGCAACAAGCAGAGTAATCTTCTTACGCATTTTTAAAACACCTCGATTGTGTAAAAAGGATTGATAGCGCCCGACAGGGCAAGAACGGGCGTGATTGATAGGCTCACGCCCGAAAGCCTGGAATAAGTCAGCGCATACGCTTGCGGTTAGGACAATTGGGATATTCGATAGCCCGACACTGTAGGGCTTCTTCCATCTCCAAACGACGCGCATTGCTGCACAGAAACCGCGCCTCATCACTGGCACGGCACATCTCACGCCACAGCGCATCCGCCCGCTTCACGTCGGCACAATCGCTCTCGGCAACGAAACAGCGGATAGCGATCTCACGGTAACGCTCGGCCTCATCCCGCAGCTTGCGGGAATCGGGCGTCACAGGAAAACCGTAGTACGGGTAACGTTGATCGATGGGGCACTTCTCACACATGACTTGCCCCTCAGTGTTCCCGCGCGTACCGGCTGATAACACGCTCCGCCTGGCTGAGGGCACGCGCCTGCAAGTCAAGCAGAGGCTCGCCACGGAACGCCATGCTTGCATCATGCCCGTCTGCCATGTACCGGCGCATTTCGGACGGGGTGAAGAACCTGGCGGCGATATCCACGTTGTACACGAGAGCGCACCCGCCGTAACTGTATTCCCGCCAATTGTCCGCGCCGTTCAACAACAGCGCGCGACGCGATCCGAAGCGATCGGGAAGAACCGTTTCGGGCATGTCGAGCGAATCAAGCACGGCCAGCGCGGTTTCCTTCACGCCCTGGTCCCACTTGCTGCGGGGCTTAAACTCGGCTTCGATGTTCTTGTAAGTCTCATCGATCGAATACATTTTGATACTCCTATCTAGCGGCCCTGCTAGACTTAGAGCCGCTTGGTTAATTGATTGGTTACATTTACTGAGCAATTGGGGCCATGTGTTGGTAGCGCATGGCCCCCACTCATTCGTGGGCTAGACGTGCCATAAAGACTACGCTAGCCCTGGCGGATTCAATCAATCCGCCGAAGACTTAGAATCAGAATCAAGCAATTTGCGCGGATTAGCGATCTTGAGAGCATCGCACAATCGCAGTGCAGTATCAAGCGACACCGCCCGAACATTGCGTTTACCTGTCTCAATCTGCGCAATCTCGACATGATGCACGCCACTACGTTGCGCTAACTCACGTTGCGTTAGACCGCGCTTCATCCTTAATTCTTTCAAACTCATGGCCCTTACTCCTAACTTGGATTAAGGCCATCGTAGACCACTCAGACAGTGCGAGACAATTCCATGCCGGCAATCGCACCACGTTAGCGACTCGACGACGGTTCGGCCTTGCGTGATGTGAGGGTGCATCATGCCTAGTCGCAATCCGTCGCGTCTTCGTCGCGTCCACTCTTCAATTATCAATCATCCATGCCGCGCCCGTTAGGGGGCTTCGTGTCACCGTCCTTGCGGTGGTGGTCTCCGTGGTGGTGGCCTCTCGTTCATCTCTGTTCCTTTCGTTGTCGTTTGCTTGATGGCTCCCACTATATACGCTATCCAGGCAGATAGCAAATCGAGACAACGCAGACACCACATAAACCGTTGCAAACACTAGCATTCATCGGCGTGTCGCAACCACACGACGGCGACACAAAAACCACGGCACCACGGCCATGCACGACGGACGCCCAGGGCGGCCGTGATCACGGCCACAGCCACGACATGACGGACGGCCACGGCGGACACGGCACGGCCGTGATCACGGCCACGACACCACGGCCACAGGCACGACGGCCATGCACGGCCATGCACGACGGCCACAGGCACGGCACGGCCACGATCATGCACACATGCAATTGTGCAAACAAAGGAACGTGCCCGCCTGATAGCACACGACACGCAATCCGTCAATCGAACAAACATTCCACCGTTGCAACATACAACAAACCCCCGGTGGGGGAGCCTCCCCCCGGCCCAAAAAACCGGGGCCGCTGGCTCTCTAGTGCTGACGCTGAATGCTCGCTGGAACATTTTTGGATTACCCGTTACTCACGAAGTCTTCACATATTTAGTGGTTGCAACCGTTGTTGCACCCTACATATTGTGTATAATGTTCCTTGGATTGATGTTGATGGCGGTGAAGCTAGCTTAAGCCACATCAACGTCTGGCCGTCCACTCACAAGGGGAGTGTGAGGATTCTAGATGCGGTACGGTCAGCAGTCCGACCGGTCTATCCCGGGCGTGGCCTATATGGACTCGTACCTATTATTTTGGGCTGGTCTGCAATCCTGTTGGCACAGCCTTTTGGTTGCCGGGTTCGATTCCCGGGGTTTGCTCTAGGTTTCATGGGGTAGCTGCCTATGAGATCGATGGCATTGCTCGAATATCTCCGCTGGAACATGTGGGGGATAAGAGGCTCCCTGCCTTAATCAGGTGGTTGATGACCGAAGGGGAGGCACGGCCAAACGGGTGCATAGATGTTTCACGTTCCTTGCCGTTGGTGGTAAAAGCCAGTCCACCATGCCGCTGTCATGCCAACTTGGACAATAACTAAGTTGGGTTTGGAATGTTGGCAGAGTGGTTTAATGCAACTGTCCCGAAAGCAGTCGCGCTGTGAGGTG